TTCTTCGATTGAAGTTCCTTCAGTAATGAGAGTTTCTTTTAACTCATCGCCTAGTTGATGCCTTTCGCATACAACGGAAATTTCTCTGATACGGTTGCGCTCATCAGAAGCCGCCTTTTTAGAGGCTTCCTCACGCACCACGCTTAAATCGGGTGTGCTAGTCATTTCAGTTTTTTCTGAAGGTTTACTTTGTGGCGCGTCAGATGACGCAACGGCGTTATTACGCTGTGTTTCCATATTACTAGGTTCTTGCTGTTTAGACGTATCGGTATTAATTTCTTTTGCTCTTCCTATTCCAATCGTTTCGTCAGCAGCGATAACAGCAATGCTAATTTCCGCTGGTTTCCATGACATCACGCGGTAATGATCATCTTTATCTTTTTCTTCTCTTGTTTCATTTACTGAATAACCAACAGACACCCCGCGTAATATTCCATTCTTTACATCGTTATAAACTTCAGAGGGGAAAGGGTTATCGCTAAAACGTACACGGGCATAACCACGCTTGTCTTTAGTCCATGCCTTTTCAACTACACCTATCGGCTTGTTTGGATCATGGTTAAACAGTAATGGCGCTGAATCATTTAAACGTGAAAAATCAATTGCACCCTCGCGATGATCAAGGATTTCATTACCTAAAATACCGCGATAAACTGGTTCCTCACTTGAAAAAGGAAATTCAATCGAACGCTCTTCCTCATTTATTTTGAAATCAACGGGTTCTGATCTGTGTTGAATTTGATTTTCTAAATCACGTTTCTTTTCCATTGGTGTCGGTATCATTGCTTTCTATATTAGTACCTGTTTGCTGTTTAGACGTATCGGTCAAAATTGTGTCAAAAAATAACCCTAGTTGCTCGGCTTGTTCTACTTCATTCTTCCTAGCAGGTAATAGTTCTTCTATATCTCCACCCATTTCGCTGATCACTTGGGATTGAGTTTTTAGACCTGCTTTTATAGCCGTTACGCTTGCCGCTACCTCTTTTTGTGGGTCAACCCATGCCCAACCTCTAAATAACCAACGAACACGCCTTAAACGTGATGAGCTGTAATTCGTCTGACTAAAATCTTTACTAACTGATTCATAACTAACCCCACATCCACTAGCCAACGAACGCAAAATTATGCGGTTAAATGGTTCAAATTCGTTATTAGGTGCATCTAAGTTAGGAATATCAACGCGCTCGTTTGGATTTAGGTAAACAAATTTTCCGGGTTCCATATCTGATACACGTTCATTTTCGTAAACGTCATCACCAACTAAACCATCATCAGAATTAGTAGAAATAAAACCCATTAACGCACTACTAGCTCTTGACCTGATCAACTGACTATGTTGATAACCATCTAATTGGTGCATTGCCTCCAAAGCAGGCGCAAGCATTGAAATTCCTCTTGTCTGGGAAGCGCGATCAGTAACAAACAGATGAATTATTTCATCCGCGTTAATCAACATATGTTGTTTCGTATTAACAGGAACAGGGAAAGGGGTATCGCCGGGATGTTTTTTAAAGAACGCATATCGAACAGGTCTATTGAATCCGTCCCTTTCAATTCCTAATCGCCATGTATTGTTTTTACTTCTAGTGCCGCCGTTGTAATCGTTATCTAACTGTTCAGGTTCTAGCAATTCCAAAGCAAGAGGAATAGTCGAACGTCCAAAAGGTTTTTTTATTAACCTGACGAATATCTCACCCGCTTCAAATAATTGTTTGGCAATAATCAGTTCTATATCCGCAAAACAATCACGCCCATTAGCTGAAACTGAATCATATCTCCCCCATTGTTTCCACTTCATTTCTATTGCATCATTTTTCCTTTTATCCAACTTGCCGCCCCGCGACATCCTTGTTTGGGCTTGCATCCTTGTACCTTGCCCAACAACATTCAAAGCAAAACTTCTTTGACCTTGACGGCAATAAGGATTGTTTCGACAAGATTCCCTAGCCCTTGCCGTTAGCTTGCTAATACTTCCTTTAATCTCATTATCGGCGCTTGTTGTTGCGTTCTCTCTAAATATTTCCTGATTAATCCGATTTAATTCAATATGTAGTTTTTCAATATCCACCCTTTTGTATGTACGCCCACCAACTGAATATTCTTGTGCGCCATCACTAAATTTCCTTAACGCGGCTTTGATGTTATCTCTGTCGATTTCGTTTTGTGTTCTGTTATCTAGCGCGGCGGGTGTGCCTGTATAGGCCAAAGATTCTTTAACTTTAAATTCACCCGTTGCCAGTTGATAACTTTCTGACCCTTTACTAATAACCGCCGCCCAAATCCAATCACCCTTGTCAAAGTTTGTCGTAACAGAGGAAGCAACGGTAAAGCGCCAACCATTGTTATACGCACTACCCACAACTGTCGCGCCTTCAGAGGCCGTATTAGTTCTTAAGTAGTAAGTAAGTGTCCAATCAGCCGAGGTTGCATCTACGTCAAAACCAACTGTCGCTGACCCGTCCTCCCAATTAACGGTAGTGCCTGCTGTTACTACAGGCGGGAAAGATGAAACCCAAGTCATAGGACATCACCAAGAATTGACATAATTACGCTTCGCAGACGTATTAACTTTAGCGTCTTTTAAGTTGTTTTTATTTGAATTAACCGATTTTAAAAGTCTATTAGTAAAGATTTCGTAGATTTTACCGCGAGGAAAGCGTTGATAGAGATGATTAAGGGCTGCATAGGCATATACGGCACAATCTAATTTTTCTACCGCCTGATTCTTTTTTTGAACGTATTCCGTACCCCTCCCGTTTTTCTTTAAAACTCTTCTTTCACCAGTAAATTCTTTGAAATATTCCTCGTCTGTTTGCGCGTGAAAATGCAGCTTGTCATTGAACTTTAAACGAGCAAATAAAACATCTTTAATTGTGTCAGTTCCTACCATATAAACAACAACACCTTTTTTAATTGCCCTGCCCCTGTAATTAAGATCAACCCGTGAACCGCGCCCGATTGCTGGTTTTCCTGATTGGCTGCTTCCTTTGATTCCAATAACCCCTATTCCTTGACGTTGACGGCAATAATTGTAAACGGCCTGACTAGCGAGGCCGCCTGTATCTATCGCGCAACATTCAATTTTTAACTTGCCGCCGTTGGGATGTTCCCATTCAGAAGTTAATAAAACATCTAATCCCTCCCATACCGTCCCTTGATTCGCATCCCCAAAAATCACGTCATGTTGAATTAAATACATGTGTTCTTCTGGGGCAATTCCGAACGTCGAAATTTCGATCCTTTCCCCTTTCGTACCCCCACCACCTTGCACATCGACCCCCATTACCAAAAATAAAACATCTTCTGGGATAGTTCCGGGCATATATTTTTCACACCGTTCTAATAACGCCTCCGCTGATAATTGGGATTGGTAGGACTCGTCAAAAGTTTCAGCCATCCGGGTATTAACCCATGTTTTAAACAAAGGGGCATCATCTTTAGACCTTAAAAATTCCTCGACAATTTCAGGCCAAGTTAACCAACCCGCCGGGCTATATAAGGAACTCATTTGAAACCCTGCTGTCTTTCTTGTCATTGGTTTTTCTGCCCTCCATTCACCTTGTCTAAGCATTGAAGTTTTATGCGATTCGTCGAATCTTTCCCCGCAATGGACGCACTCATATTTAGCCGTAGAAGCATCGCGGTTTTCCCATTTCATTTGACCCCAAACAAGCGTTTGATATTGATTACACGCGGGACAGGGAACCCAGTAACGCCGCATATCCGACGCTAAATATTCAGATTCAACCCGACTAAAATCTTTTGTTGTTGGTGTACTCGTCATTAATATCTTTTTTCTGCTGAAAGTCGAAGTACGCTTAATTGCTAATTCACATGGGTCGCCTTCACTTACCCCGCCAGAAGTACTAGCATCACTGGGATATGAATCGATCTCATCCATAAAAAGGTATCTAACCGGGGCGCTACGTAGGCCAGCGGGCGAGTTGCTTCCTGTCAAAAGCAATATCCCATTTGCAAACTCTTTTATAAACATTGAATTACTTGCATCCCTTGATCTTTGCGGCGCAATCTTCGCTTTAATAACGGGCGTTTCTTCAAAGGCAGGCTCTAACCTTTGGCGGCTCATTCTTTTCACCATGTCTAAAGACGCAGCAACGCAAAGTATGGGAGCCGGGCAATGGTCAATCGTATAAAGAAGGAAGTTAATACCCATTTCCGTTTTTCCTAGTTGTGCGCCGAACATGACAACAACTCTTTGAACATCGGTATTAGTTACCGACAAACAATTCATAGGCTCTTTTAAATAGGGAACTCTCGAAGTACGCCAAGCCCCCGGTTCGCTACTTCCCTTACTGCTTAACCTTCGATGTTTATCGCTCCATTCGCTAACCGTCATCGGAGGGGGTGGAATAATGCCCTCTATAAATCCTTTCTGGAATGGGTTCATGCTGCCTCTACAAATCTTTCTAAACAACTATGA